GTTTTCGGTCGCTTGGCTCTCCCGCACTCACGCACGCGCGCTCTCACGCTCACTCTCCCGCACCGCCTAACTACTATGACGTTTTCCAAACGGACAATGGAAGCGCACGCATGAAAAGTACGGACGAAAAAAAGCCACCTTGCGGTGGCTCATGGTAAACCCTAAGGTTTAGTCGATGTATCGGGTAATGACAAGCTCGGCGTGCATTTCCAAATGTGGGTTTGCTTCGCGCCACTGGTTCAATAGGTCTTTCCCCATTTCAAAAGATTCGCAAAAGTGGCTTTTGTTTACATTTAACCTTTTGCCCCTTTTACCCTCTGGTGCGTGAACCCAAGTATAAATTGTGAGAATTCCAACAAAATCTGACATGATATTTTCCTTAGTTTGGAACACTAGGGTTTCCCCTAGTGTTCCGTTTGGTTTACTTGCCTAATACAGTCTCTTTAAAGTCAGGGTAAGTTTCAACGATGCAATCCAAGAGTGAACCCGCAAACATTGCCTGATTCAAGATGCGTGCTTGCGCCAATGCTTTACTGAGGGTTTTGTGCATTTCAGGGATTGTGGTCGTTTCCACTTTTCCAGCTTTTGTGGCTGATTCTGTTTTTGCTGTTGCGTCAGCTTTTGCTTTTGATTTTGCATTGTGCAAGTCTCTTGAAAATGGAACACCCGTCTCAAAAGCAATCCAAAAGCATGTTTGATAAATGCTTGCGCTACCCTTGGAAATATACTCTGAGCTTGCGAGCTTGTCGAAAAGGGCTTTCACCTCTTTTTTGGCATCATTAGAAGATGCGTTACCCTTCATATACTGGGCTTTTGGGACATCACATGACAAGATGTGAGCATCGACAAGGGCTTGGATAGCCTTGTTTTGTTTGTTGATATTGGAATCACGCAGGGCTTTTTCTTTGCCGATTGTGGTTTCGAAAGTAGAGACAATAGTCTCTGAGATTTTAGCGAATTGTGCCATTTTAGATTTCCTTTGAATGACGTTGATTTAAGTATCAACAAACAGAATTGTTTGCCGATGTGTGAATTGTATAGGGTTTTATAGTTTTGTCAATAGATATATAAAGGTTTAAGCATAAATGTTTTTGAGCCTGACTTGACCCCACCGCCCCGCCACCCCAAGCTGAGGGCAGTCGGAGTCCCCCGTCCGCTTACGCTGAGTGTTGAAGCCGCCAAGACCTCAAAAAATCCATTCATATACAAAAATATATCCCCCACTGCGACCCACCCCCCTTCCATAGGAAACACCCCCACCCCAAAAATAAAACACACAAGAAAAAAATCACATATATAATCCGCAGAACACAACGGCTGCAACTTTTCGCCTATGTACACACCTGTTATTGATTTTGACGTTCCGCTTGCGAGCTACTCCCCGACATTCGAGTCGCTGGAGACCCGCGTGGCTGCAGCCATGGCTGCGTTAGTAGACACTAACAATTTGCCACCCCCCAACGAAATTTCTGAAGAAGACAAGCACAAGGCCCGTGAGGTATTCATCGGGAACGAGTTGGCGTCCGATCAGGACTTGTCGTCCCCCGGCATGGTGGTGTATCTGCAGTCCCTGCTATCTGAATACGATCAGGTGGTTGTAAAGTCAGCGCAGCAACTTAGGACATACGTAACTAATAAGCTCATCATTGACAGTGCCAATGCCGACCCCCGGATCAGGTTGAAGTCTTTAGAGATGCTGGGCAAAATCAGCGACGTTGGGTTGTTCACCGACAAGACAGAAATTACGATGCGCCACCGTCCTACGGAAGAGCTTGAACAGATGCTGCGTGAGCGCCTGACCAAAGTGCTGGAAGCGGAAGTTGTGGACAACAACAAACCAACCAAATCCCAAGTGCAGATAGATATTAGCGACGTCGAAGCAATCTGATGCACCAAACCCTAACTCCAGAAATCATTGATAGGATTTCTAAAAAGCTGCCCCCAGACGAGGCGGTGGAGTTACTTGCCATGTTTGCGGAGTTGGACGGAAGAAAACGCCAGACCATGGCGCAGGACGACTTCTTGTCGTTTATTGCTGCAATTGATCCTGCGTATAAGTTTGGTGTACACCTAAAACGGCTTGGCACACTGCTGATGGAGGTAGAAACCAACGTCAAGAACCGGATTGCCGTGTCAATGGCACCTCGTATGGGTAAATCCCAGATGATTTCTATCTACTATCCGGCTTGGTACTTGGGAAAACACCCCGACCACAAGGTAATTGTGGCCTCACACACTGCAGATTTGGCGATTGTGATGGCCCGTAAGGTGCGAAATCTGATCAATACGCCCGAATACAAGGCAATTTTCCCAAATACAAACATAGCAAGCGACGCAAAAGCGGCTGCGCAGTGGAATACGACCAAGGGTGGCGAGTATTTTGCGATTGGTGTGGGTGGTGCGCTGGCTGGACGTGGTGCTCACTTGATTATTGCCGACGATCCGTTGTCAGAACAGGACATCAAGGCAGGAAATACCACATCTTTGGACAACGCATACGAGTGGTTCAGTGCTGGTCTGCGTACTCGTCTCATGCCAGAGGGGAAAATCTGTGTTTTACACACAAGATGGCACCAGCGGGACCTGATTGGGCGTCTAATTAAAGATTCCGCCATGAATGAGGGCGGGGATAAATACGAAACCTTTGAATTCCCTGCAATTCTTCACGAAGGCACGGAAAACGAGAAGTCAATCTGGCCAGAACAGTGGTCACTAGAGTCTTTACAACAAACCCGGGCGTCAATGCACCACATCATGTGGCAGTGGTACGCTCAATACCAGCAAAACCCAACCGCAGCCGAAGCTGCGATCATAAAACGGGACTGGATTAAGTGGTGGACCAAGGATGACCCGCCTAAGATTGACTTTATGGTGCAAGCGTTTGATACGGCGCTCACTACCAAGGAAAGGTCTGACTTTTCCGTGTGCCATACGTGGGGCGTGTGGGAGAATGAGGCTGATGGGACGCAGAACGTCATTTTGCTGAACAAAGTCAAAGGGAAATACGAGTTTCCTGAGCTAAAAGCCATGGCGCACGAGCAGTACAAGGTGTGGGAGCCCGACAGTGTGATTGTTGAGGCGAAAGCCAGCGGTCAGCCGCTCATTGACGAGATGCGCAGGTCAGGTATATTTGTGCAGGACTTCAGTCCCGGCAAGGGCCAAGATAAAATTGCTAGGCTTAATGCTGTAGCAGATATGTTTGCGTCAGGGCACGTTTGGTTCCCCGAGAATGCGTGGGCTGCGGCCACTGTGGAGGAAATTTTGGCGTTTCCCGCAGGCGAGCATGACGACGAGGTGGACACCATGACACTGGCGTTGATGCGAATTCGCAAGGGTGGGCTATTGCGCTTGAGCAGTGACCACGAGGATAATGACCCCTATTACGCGGGCCGTCGCCAAGCGTATTACTAAGGACTTTAAATGGCTACTAATATGTTCCCCTCACTGAACCCAGCACCGCTTGGGTTAGATGCACTGGCTCCTGAAATGGACGATGGTCCCGGTCTTGAGATTCAGATTGAGAACCCTGATGGGGTGATCGTTGGCATGGACGGTGTTGAGATTGACTTGATGGACATCGTTGCCGGTGCGGGGGATGAGGAAGACTTTGATGCCAATCTTGCCGAGGACATGGATGAGGGCGAGTTGCAGAAACTTGCCAGCGACTTGGTTGAGATGGTGGACACCGACATCAGCAGTCGCAAAGACTGGGTCGAGATGTACGTCAAGGGCTTAGACGTTTTGGGGATGAAATATGAAGAGAGAACGGAGCCGTGGCTGGGCGCGTGCGGTGTTTTTTCCACAGTCCTCACCGAGGCCGCTGTTCGTTTCCAGAGTGAAACTATCACTGAGACGTTCCCTGCTCAAGGCCCGGTCAAGACGGAGATCATCGGGGCTATTGACCGCCTTAAGGAAGAGGCAGCGGAGCGTGTCCGAGAAGACATGAATTATCAGTTGACCGAGGTGATGTCTGAGTACCGCCCCGAGCATGAGAAGATGCTGTACTCCCTTGGTTTGGCAGGCAGTGCGTTTAAGAAAGTTTACTTTGACCCCGGTCTGAATCGCCAGATTGCAGTGTTTATTCCCGCTGAAGACATCATTATTCCGTACGGTGCGTCTAGTTTAAAAACGTCTGATCGGGTCACGCACATCATGCGTAAGACCAAGAACGACATGAAGAAGATGCAGGTCGCTGGCTTTTATCGTGATATTGAGTTGGGCGAACCACAGATCATCCACACGGACATTGAGAAGAAGAAAGCGGAAGACCAAGGCTTTACGCTTACGGATGACGACCGCTATCAGATTCTGGAGATGCACGTTGACTACGACTTGCCCGGATACGAAGACGAAGATGGGATTGCACTGCCATACGTGGTGACGATTGACCGTGGCACTAACAAAGTTTTGGCCGTTCGCAGAAACTGGGACCCAGAGGATGATCGCAAACTAAAACGCGATCACTTCGTACAGTACACATACATACCCGGGTTTGGTGCTTACGGCCTTGGTTTGATTCACTTGATCGGCGGTTACGCACGCGCAGGGACCTCCATAATCAGACAACTCGTGGATGCGGGTACGTTGGCTAATTTGCCCGGTGGTTTGAAGTCCCGTGGCTTGCGCATCAAAGGTGACGACACCCCCATAAACCCCGGTGAGTTCCGTGACGTAGATGTACCAAGCGGTTCAGTGCGCGATAACATCATGATGCTGCCGTACAGCGAGCCATCACAAACACTACTTGCGTTACTGAACCAGATCACTGACGAAGGCAAACGCCTTGGCTCTATTGCTGATATGAACATCAGTGACATGAGTGCGAATGCTCCGGTAGGTACCACGCTTGCTCTGTTAGAAAGACAGCTAAAGACAATGTCTGCTGTGCAGGCCCGCGTGCATTACAGCATGAAGCAAGAGTTCAAACTTTTGCGTGACATCATCCGCGACTACACACCAGATCAGTACAGCTTTGATCCATCAAGCGGCGACCGCATGGCAAAGCAAGAAGACTACGACATGGTGGATGTAATCCCTGTGTCCGATCCGAACAGCGCGACAATGGCGCAGCGCATCATGCAGTACCAAGCGGTAATGCAGTTGTCAACACAAGCTCCGCAGATTTACGACTTGCCAATGTTGCACCGCCAGATGATTGAGGTGTTGGGCATTAAGAACGCAGACAAGCTTGTGCCAACAGATGACGATATGACTCCCCGCGATCCTGTGTCTGAGAACATGGCGTTCCTCAATGGCAAGCCCACTAAAGCGTTTATCTACCAAGACCACGACGCACACATTGCTGTTCACACCAGCATGAAACAAGACCCGCTCTTGATGGCGCAGATTGGCCAGAACCCACAAGCTCAGAAGATGATGGCTGAGATTGATGCACACATTGCAGAACACTTGGCGTTTGCATACCGCAAGAAAGTCGAGGAGCAGCTTGGCGTGCCATTGCCACCACCAGACGAGCCAATGCCAGAAGAAGCAGAAGTCATGCTGTCACGTCTGGTTGCCCAAGGCGCACAGCAAGTTCTGGCTGCAAGCAAAGGCGAGGCTGCGCAGAAGCAAGCCCAGCAACAAGCGCAAGACCCGATCATGCAGATGCAGATGCAAGAGTTGCAGATCAAGAAGCAAGACGCTGACACTAAGGCTAAGAAAGTTGAAGGCGACTTGTTACTCAAGCAAGCTGAGATTGAACTTAAAGCGCAAGCCCAAGGCAGTCAGAATCCTGACCCTGTGATGTTGGCAGAGCAGCACCGCATGGAGATGCAGATGCAGCAAGAGCGTCACCAGCAAGAAATGATGGCGGCTCAACAACAGCAGCAAGCTGCGATGCAGCAGCAACAGCAAGCTATGGCACACGGTGGACAAGTACATGCCCAGAAGTTGGCCCACGGCGGACAAGTACACCTAACAAGCTTGCAGCAGAAAGATCAGGCGCACATGCAGAAAATGCGTCACGCAGCGATGGCGGCTGAGAAAGCCAACAATAAACCGACTAAAAAGGATGAGTAATGGCCAATTTGCTTGAGGTGTTAAACAAGAAACTTGACGAGCACGTCAAGCAGTTGGTCGATGTTGTCAGTGGTGGTGGCGCTAAATCCCACGATCACTACAAAGAACTGTGCGGGACTATCCGAGGTCTGCAAACCGCCCAGTATGAACTTGCTGACCTCGTGCGAAAAACTAAGGATTATGACGATGACTGATTTCGACGTTAGTGCGGTTGATCTGACGGGATTGCTAAACACATCCACGGAAGAAAAAGCCAAACAAGTGCCGGACCCCGCAACATATCACTTGCTGTGCATGTTGCCGAAAGCTGAAGAAGAATTTAGCGAGACTGGGATTTTGAAGTCCGCCACAGCTATGTACCACGAGGAGCTTCTATCCCCCGTGCTGTTTGTCGCAAAGATTGGCCCCGATGCGTTCAAAGACTCAACCAGATTTCCATCTGGAGCATCGTGCAAAGTTGGTGACTTTATTTTGGTTCGTCCAAACACCGGCACCCGCATGAAGATTCATGGCACTGAATGGCGTTTAATTAACGATGATTCCGTACAAGCCGTTGTGCAAGACCCTCGTGGTATCCAGCGTCCAACATAAGGAGTAATCATGGCAGAAATTGAAAAAACAGAATTTGAATTCCCCGATGAGGTGGAAGTCAACGCTCGTAAGGGTGGCAAGGTTGTAGAACCTGAGTCCGATGAGCCAGAAATTGAAGTCGTAGACGACACGCCCCCCGAGGATCGTAACCGCAAGCCCATGACTGAACCTCCCAAAGAGGTGACGGACGATGAGTTGTCAAAGTACGACGAAAGTGTTCAAAAACGTATAAAACACTTCACAAAAGGCTATCACGACGAGCGCCGCGCTAAAGAAGCGGCTGAACGTGAAAAAGAAGAAGCTCTGCGGTTTGCGCGGTCTTTGGCTGAAGAAAACAACAAACTCAAGGGTTCTGTTAACCAGAATCAGACAGCCTTGTTGGAACAAGCCAAGAAAGTAGTGGCTAACGAGCTTGAAACTGCAAAACGTCAGTACAAAGAAGCCTACGAAGCGGGTGATTCTGATGCTCTGGTAAACGCACAAGAAGCGTTAACTAGCGCAAAAATGAAAGCGGAAAAAGTAAATAATTTTCGCCCAGCCCCTTTACAGGTGGAAAAAACTGATGTACAACCCACATATCAGCCCCAACCGGCTGCGCCCGTGGACGAAAAACTACTTGCATGGCAAGACCAAAATCAGTGGTTTGGTTCAAATAAACGGATGACAGCTTATGCCCTCGGCTTGCACGAGGACTTGGTAGGGGAAGGAATTCCGGCAGGCAGTGAGGAATACTACAAACGTATCAACACTGACATGCGCGAAAGGTTTGCCGACCAGTTTGGAGCCGACGAACCCGCTGATGCTAAACCTCAGCGAACCAAATCCAACAATGTTGCACCTGCAACGCGTAGTACAGCACCGCGAAAAATCGTGCTTACGCAAACACAGGTGAATCTCGCCAAACGGTTGGGAGTTCCTTTGGAACTGTATGCCCGTAAGGTTGCTGAAGAAATGAGGAAAATATAATGGATAAATCTACACGACCAAGCCGTGATCTTACAACCCGCGAAGTGGCGGAGCGTCCAAAACAATGGATGCCCCCCAAACTTCTACCCGATCCGAATCCGGAAGAGGGTTATGCGTTTCGTTGGATTCGTATTGCATCGCTTGGTAAAGATGACCCCACTAACTATTCCTCGAAGCTTGCTGAAGGCTGGGAACCCGTTAAGGCTTCCGATCATCCTGAGATCCGTCTGTTCAATGCTACGGCTGCGAAATTCCCAGACAGTATCGAAGTTGGTGGTTTGTTGCTTTGCAAAACCCCAGTAGAGTTTACTCAACAGCGTGACGCGTACTATCGCCAACAGGCGGAAGCGCAGATGCAGTCGGTAGACAATACGTACATGCGAGAGAACGACCCACGGATGCCTATGTTCAAAGAACGTAAGTCCACGGTCACTTTCGGTAAAGGCATTTAACTTTT